TATCTACAGAACCAGCACCAATTTGTATTTGAATGTTTGAAGTTCCGCTTGTGCTTACACCATTAAACATTACAGTTACACGCTTTACCCAGCTTGGTATAGAAGTGAAGTCAATGCTTGTTCCGCTTGTAGAAGCTACCGCAGTCCCAGCGACAAAAGCCCCTGAGTTATCTTGTACACCTGTAGTACCGTTAAGGACTAATGGCATATTACACCTCTGCTTTCAAAGCCCGTAATTCGTCTAAAGTTGTAGCGGTGATGTTAGTAATATCACGCAGTCTTTGTTTCTCAGCAACGATAGCAGTAGTGTCTGCACCTGACTCTTGCGCTCTTTGAAACGCTACATCTTGTGCGGCTAGAAGTGGGGTACGCTCTGCTCGTAAACGCTTCTTGGTAAGTTCTACGGCTTTAGCAAAGTTTACGGTAACTACTCCGTCAGCTAGTTCCCATGCGTCATAGAATTCATTAGCGGTTGGGAGCGCAGAACTATCAACAATGATTGCACCTGCTGGGCAATCTTTAGCAAGTACCGCTTCAATGCTGATTTCGCCTGTAGGGATGCAAGTAGATACACCACCGTTAGAGTTTGTAAATATGATTACTTGTGACATGATTTTTCCTTATAAATTATGAACTAAAAGCTGCTGTAGAAATAAAATTAGGGTCGTATCCAGTAGTAGAACTAGTGGATGTAACCGCAATTCTATATGCGGTAGTTGTTGGAGTAACATAAGTTCCTGAAATAACACTCCAGTTTGTAGCAGCAATAGTTAAAGCAACGCCAGCAATATAAGGGCAATTTGCTACAGTTGCGTAATTTGCGTTTGGCATTGCAGTTGTAAAGTTAACGGTATAATCGCCAGCCGCATTTCTTGTAATAGAACTTACATTAAAAGAACCTTCTATTGCACCTGTTGAACCAGTAAATCTAGCCCAAGCCTTTGCAGAGCCTTGAATCACATTCGCTGAACTAGTGCTTACTGTTCCGTTGGATATTGTTTGTGCGACTAATGTAGACATGATTTATCCTTATGAACTAAAGACTACAACATTACAATACAAAGGGTCTACACCTGAAGCACCATCAGTAACAACATATCTAATTGATGTTGTGTTGTAGTCTTGCGGAGTAAAGCCTCTGTCTGTATTTCCAGCAACAATAGCATTGCTTAACGCACAAGTACCTACAGTTGAATAATTAGTATTAGGCATAGCCGTTGTAAAATTAACGGTGTAATTTCCAGTACCGTTGTCAGTAATAGAAGAAACATTAAATGAGCCACGAATAGCTACTGTGCCTGTTCCATTAAAATTTACCCACGCTTTAGCAATACCAGTCATGCCGTTCTGTGTTGCAAGAACTCCGCTACTGTCATTTAATGTCGAGATTGTAAGTGCGCCAGCCATAATATTTTCCTTAAACGATTACCCAAACTGAACCAGTTGGAATTGTTACTGTAGCACCTGTATCAATAGTGATAGGGCCAGCACTTGAAGCGTTTTTACCGCTAGGGATTGAGTAGCTTGTAGTTACATTTTGACCGTTTAAATTAAATATTTGGTCGCTACCACCACCTGTTGCGCCACCACCCAAAGCACCCCAAGCACTAGCACCATAACCTTCGTATAGGCTAGTAGTGCTGTTAAAACGAATCATTCCTGTTACTGGACTAGGCTGTTGTGCAGTTGTTCCTACGGGAACTTTAACTGCGCCTGTGCTAGTAAATGAAGCTGTACCACTAGCTGTAAAGTTAGTAAAAGCACCAGTAGAAGCGGTAGTTGCGCCTACAGAAGTACCGTTTACAGTTCCACCCGTAATTGCCACATTATTAGCGTTCTGTGTAGACATAGTGCCAAGACCAGCTACAGAAGCGGCTACTTGAGCAACAGATGCGGCATCGGTAGACGCTATTCCATCAGCCATTCCAGTAATGCGGTTATTACCCATTTTAAGGTTGCCAGTAGCCGTTGTTTGACCGTCAGACGCTAATGATCCTGTAAGGGCGGTTGCTAAGTCAGTAAGGGTTGTATTAGCCCATGTACTAGATATAGTTGTACCAGTTACTACTGGATTACCAGCAGGTAAAGTGTATGTACCTGATCCGTTTCTACTCATTTGTTGCTCCTTGTACAGTATTCTGTATGCCCTGTATTGTCAAAAGTCTAGCTAAATCATTGCGTGTTTTTTGGTCAGGGCTTACTTTTGGTTGCCCACCAGCCCGCATTAACCTTAATGCTTCTTGCGGATCTAGCATTGATTCTGCCAGTCTATTTTTAAGTTGTTCGTTAATGTCACCATAAACAAACTTACCAATTCTGTTACCAGTAGATATTGGTAGTCCAACTTCGCTCATTAAATTGTTGTAAACCAACTTTTGTACAGTATCAGAACCAACGCCTTTACCTTCCGTAGCAGCAAATTTACCTCTAGCCAAATCTTTTTCGATGGCTTCAAGTCTTGCAATTTGGCGGTCAGAAATTGTGCCTGATTTCTTTAAACTTTCTAAATTTTTTGAAAATTGGCTAATGTAAATTTTTTCTGTTTCAGGTGAAATAGACTTATCAGCCAATTTAGCAATGCTTTCTAATTGTTCAATTGGTTTAGACAAACGGTCATAACTTTGTCTAGCAGTTTTGTAGGTTGGGCTAATTTTTTCCATAAAATTAAGCAAACCAGTTTTTGCGTTCATTAAACCGTCTAATTCATCGCCTGATGCACTTTTAATTTTATCTCTTTCGTAACGGGCTTTAACTTCGCCAATTTTTTTATCTAATGCTATTTTGGTTCTATGTAAGCCAAGCATTGATCCAGCAGGGTCAGCAATATCCATACCCCTGTTAGCTGAAGTTTCTTTAGCCACTTCCATTGCGTCTTTAATTGCTGGTCGCTTAATTAAATTAGAAATTTCAGCAGTTGTTTTGCTGTCTAATGTGCCTAAATTTAATGGCTTTAAAGCGTCAGAATACAAATCTTCAGCAACTTGCTCTCTAAGATTTACATATTTAGAACTTCTTGATGCAGGTGCAATATTACGCAATGCGGCTGCTTGTGCTTGGGCGTTTTGTGCTTGTCTTTGCGCCATTAAATTGCCAGCAGTAGGATTAGCGGCAATAAGTGTTCGTTCTAAAGCGGCTAAACTTGGAACTTCAGCAACTTCAGCAACAGTTGGCTTTGATCCAGCAACTAATTCTTGTGGATTGCGTAAATTACGCATAGCTTTTGCTTCTTCACCGCCTGACATTTGACGCAAGAATCGACCAAGTATTTTTTCTTGACCTGACTCTAAAAATGGTTCAACAAGTGCTTTTCCAGCCCTAACGCCTTTGTCAACTAACTGACCAATAGCAGGGGCAGCAGCACCAACAGGCGCACCAATTAATAAACCAGTACGGGCGTTTCTGCCCATTTCTTCATACATTGGCATACCAGTTTCGCCTGTTTCTACAGGCTGTAACGCACCTGATGCCGCTCCAGTACCGCTACCAATAACTGCGCCCGAAACATAACGATTTTTTCCAAAGCTAGGAATCATGCCAATTCCCCTGCTCATTCCAACAGCAGGTAATAATGTGCCAGCTACACGACCTGTACCATACGATGCAGGGTTAGCTTCTTGGTATACATCTGCTTCTTGGGATAACCGTTGCACAGCTTCACTAACACCGCCACGACCACCAGTTGCTACTTGCGCTGCCGCTAATAACGGGTTAATTGCTGACTTTGTAGTTCCAGCTAAAAATGATTCTAACGGTCTTGGTGTTTCTTGCACATTTAAACGAACATTACGAGCAGGTCTGCCAACCGCAGCACCACCACCAGTTTCAGCAAAATCAGATTGAGAAACAGGCATTTCTGCTGGTTGCGACTCTTGCAAGCGCAAACGAGCGTTAGCCATAGCCAATGCTTGTTGTTGTTCTAATGTCATTTAAATAACTCCCTTTCTTGGGGAGTCATTACATTCCAAAGTTTTTGATCAAATCCTTGTGGCGCAGGTGGATTATTTTTTGCCGATGCAGGTTTATTTTTACCTTCAGGCGTTTTTATAACTTGTGGCTTTAATTTAATTTGATTACCAACAACATCAAGTACATTTATTTGGTTTCTATCAGCTATATCAGCGTATTCACCACGCTTTAAATTATATTGTTCGGCAGCAGAATTATAAAACTCAGTTGCCAATGATCTAAATTCGCTTTTTTGTTTTGGACTCAAAAATTCACCAGTAGCAATTTTATTTGCGTAATTGTAAAGTTGATCTAATTTACCAGTTGCTTGCATAGCCATAGCAAGTTCAGATTCTCGAACAACAGAATCAGGATCAAGCAATTTCATAAGTTTAGTTGATGCTCCCAAATCACCAGCGGCAGTTCCAGCATCCAAACTCTTGTTAATAATGCGATATGCACTATCAATTGCTTGGAAGTCTTTGTAAACAGGTTCGCTACGGAAATCACCACGCAATTTAAGCGTATTGTCTAAACCTTTTTGTCCTAAATTAATTGCTCCTGCGGTACTTTTGCTTTCAACCAATTGTTTAGCGTAAGCAGCTTGTTGCGGATTCCATGTTTTAGGATCAGATGGCAATTGACCAACAGCAATAGCGTATCTAATACTGTCAGGTTGTTTTCCAGCACCAGTAAATAAAGGTTTTAATGTGCGTGGATCAAGCAATGTATCTTCAGCCCCAACCTTCATTGGGCCTTCATTTATTTTAGTAAAAGCAAATTGTCTTTGTGCGGCAGATGCTTTTGGATTTGCATAAAGATTTTCATAAGCAAATGGATTAGGTGGTATAGCGGCTTGAGCAGGAGTTCCCCTAACTGTTTCATATGTTTCAGTAGGTATGTCAGGAGTACCAGCAATTGCAGGTCTACCCTGTCTTTGTTGCATAAAGTCAGCCATAGCAGAAGTTTCGTCTGCTCTTAACTGTTTTGCTAAATCTATTTGGGCTTGTTCTGCCTTCTCAATACCTCTTTGACCCATGTACAAATTTGCTAAATTACCAAGGTTTTGGAATATGCTAGGGGCTACATAACGACCACTAATCATTTGACCTTGGGGTTGTTGCATACCTTGTTGCATAAGCATTTCAGCCATCTTTTGCTGGCGTAAAATCTGCTGCTGTTGCAACATCTGTTCGGGATTTAGTGTGCCAATGTCAGCCATGATTAGTCCATTCCTGTAGTCGTTGTTGGCACAACACCTTGACCGCCATAACCATAAACATTACCTGCGCCATATTTATTCATAGCGGCTGTAGCGTTGGAATAAGGGTCTGATTTACCTTTTCTAAGCATCATTGCCAAAGCAAGTTGATTTACGCCAGCCATACTTTGTGGTTCACCAGCTTGACTTACTAACTGGTTTTGCTGTGCAAGTGCCGCCTGTTGATTAGCTTGTTGCTGACCAAAGTTTTGGAATACGGGCTGCAATCCGCTTACATCTTGCATTTGCTGTGGGGGAAGAATGTATGGGTTCATAATTGTCCGTAATCTACAGCTTTATAGCCGTTATCAAGGGTTACTACAGCATTAGGATACATAGCCTCAACTTCGTGTGCCATCACGCCTGTGTGCGTTCCATGACCTGCTAATGGGTGATCCTTAAATTCATCCTTGTATTCGTATGTATATACGGGTAAACCATTAGGTAGCCAATCAATGTGCTTAATGTTTTCTTTCATGCGAATGTCAGAAGCCATAAGTGCTGCACCGCCAAGACTAAACAAACCTTGGGTCATTTGATTGTTAGCGGCATTTTGAGCATTAGCCGCACCCATTTGGGCGTTATATCCCATTTGGGTTGCACCTAGAATATCAGCACCAGCCGTATTCGCTTGCATAGCAGGGTTTACAAAATTAGGGCCTTGTACTTGCGCTCCAGTTCTAACAGCACTTAATGTATTAAGCGGTTCGTTACGCAAATACGCTTGCTCTTGCAAGGCAGATTGACGGGCTTGCTGACCAACGCCAAAACCTTGAGTTGTAGCGGCAGCTAATAAGTCATTCTCACGCTGAGATTGAGCCATCATTGCTCTGTTATAGGCTTCTGAACCTACAGGAATACCTTGATTTGCTAGTTTTACATCCAATGCTTCACGACCTTGCTGGATTTGTGGAGCAAGGCGTTGCATATACGCATCTTGGTACGACTGACTAGGGTTAAACCCTGTAGTCGGCAATGCGCCTGTATCAAACGGGTTTTCCAGCATATTGCTGACATAACCCAAGCCTTTTTGAGTTAAATCTCCAAGACCTAAACTGGTTTGATTTTGATAATCTAAAAGTTGTTGTTGTGCAGGAGCAAGGGATTGCGTGGCTTTCCACATTGGATTGCCAAACTTATCTTCGCCTGAAACTTCATATTCAAGCGATCCATAAGGCGTGTATTGGTTTACACGATTTGCCGCAATGTTGGCACGGGCAGCATCTAAATTACCTGCCGCAGTTTCCTTTGCCGCACCAGCGTAATCGGGTGGCGGTGGCGCACTAGCCGACTTTCCCATATCTTTCTCCTAAAAATCTACATTTGTCTTTTGACATTACAAAAAACAACAAATCTCCAGTAGGAAAAACATCAAGTAATCGTGCTTGTTCCTCAAACCCCAATTTCTTGACAAACTCTACCGACTTGTCGTTACTACTAACTACGGGGCAAACAATCTTATCTACCCCTAATTGTACAAAAGGATAATCAAAAATGGTATGTAAATATTGCTTATTTAACCCGTTTCCTAGGTAAATATGGCAAGTTACTGACCTTTTATTAAAATCCTCATACCAAACTACTGATTCTATTTCATCTGTTACCCAGCCAATTGTGCTGGAATTTTCGGGTGTCCATACCATGTCTAACTTTTGAGCAATAAATGGCCCTAATAAGTCTTTATCAAAACATAGCAATTACAGTACGCCCCCAGTTTCCATTACATAATCCGTACTAGCCCAATGAAACTCAATACCTTGCGATGCAACATTTATATTAATTGATCCAGCAAAACCTGTGCCTGTAACGCCTTGCCAAAACTTAGTAGTAGTCAAAGTGCCACCCCAGTTAGCGTCATCCCACAAGGCTGTATCCCAAACGCCAATATCTAATGTGGCAGGGTTAAAAGCTATCTCGTTAGTTAATGGTACTGTGTCAAAATCGGTGCTAATACCGCATAGAACAGTCGGTAAGCCGTTATCGGTTTGCAATATAGGGCGTACTAAAGTGAAGCGTTTAAGTTGCCCACGAGTATCGAAATAACTGTAGGCTTGTTGTGCAGTTGCAACAATGTTTGAACCGTTATCAGAAGGCTGGGAATAAAATTCCCCGACAAATCCGTTAGCACCAAAGTAAATCTTGTTATTTCCTGATACTTCCCAGCAAAGAGCGTTTATTCCTGTAAATCTAGCCCATGACTTAGTAATGGTGTGCATTACATACTGTTCATACCCTGTACCAGTAGGTATGTTTAAAATCAGCATATTTTCACTAGCAAAATAGTTAATTTGCCAGCCAAACTCAGCATAGTAAACAGTAGCGGCTTGGCTTACAGCAAAGAAAATCTTATCTGTGAGGTAAATTCGTGGGTCTAAGCGTGAAGATTGAAGTGCGCCAGCCATCGGTACTAGACCGTCTTGGGTCAGCAATAACAGATCACCGCCAAACTTAAAGAAACACCTACGGCTAAAGGTTTGACCTAGTTGCCATACACCGACTTCAGACCACGCATCAGAACTACTAGGGTTTGTACCCTTGTAAACGATAACTTCGCCCATGCTGGTAACAAAAGCGGATAGATCGTCTACCCCGTAACCAGCGTCTAAAGTCCATGTACCCATTGCTTGCAGGAAACCGCCTGACCTTGCTATTGCCCCTAATGGAAAGTCTAAAGCTGCGCCACCAATGGATTCTACGGGTAAATACCAAAAGGTCATGCTGTCTTTTTGTACAAAAAAGAGCCTGTTTTGGCACATATTGACATTAACAAACACATTGCTATTTACGCCAGTAATGCCTAAAACGGTATAAGTGCCGACTACGGTAGCGTTAGCCGCAGGAGCGGTAGCCATTGTGTAAGTAAATGCGCTTGCACCCGTGACGGTAATAACATAAGTACCGTTGTAATTGGATTCTGTAGCACCGCTAATAACAACTCGATTACCTGTAACTAAGCCATGCGGTGCAGCAGTTGTTAGAGTAGCTGTTAGATTACCTGCGCCACCCCGTGTAATGGTACTAATAGTCTGTGCGGTAGATGTAGTTGCCATCCTAAACCAGCGTGTACCGTCATAAACCATAGCGGAATCTTGACCGTTTACCGCAATAATAAAGTTGCCGCCATCGGTACTAATCATGCAATGCTGGAACTTGCTGTTAGCTAATCCCGTAAATACGGAAGTTGCAACAGAAGTCGATGCGTTATATATAACCCCGTTGGCTACGGCAAAAAGCGTATTTACGCCATCATATCCAGCGTAATTCATTAAGGTTTCTACATTACCCGTAATGCCTGTAGATGCTTGCGAATAGCCTTTTCTTAGGGTTACATCAGAAGGCGTAGGAAAGAAATTGACCAACTGCACCGCATCTAACGGTTGCATTTCAGCTAACGAATCCCTAGCGTTCCACCCCCCAATAGGAGAAGCTAAAGAAGTAGTTCTAGCGGTGTACCTTTTAGGAACTGGCATAGTTAACTGCCATAACCAGTATCAGGAATGTTAGCCCAGCCAATAAGTACAGCACTTGGTTGCGGTGCAAAAGACAGGGTAGCAGAGCCTTTATCGTTTGCCTTGGCAACGCTTAAATAACGGCTGTAATCTTGTTGCAATGCAGTAGTATCAAACGACTTGATTTGGAAGTATTTAAGTTTAGTCAGCAAGACAATAATTGCGTCATCTAATACGCTTGTGTCTGTGTCTACTGTAAAGCTATTCTTAACAGCATTAGCAGCACTTCTAACCCAGCCCTTAGAACGGTACTCAAAACCTAAGTATTCAAGGGTATTGTAAGGCGGCCATATCTCAAATTTGTTGCCAAGAATACGCCAACGAACCCGAGGGCCTGTTGAGATATATCCTGATTTAAGCCATTGCCATTGCTGTGCATCAACAGGGCCAAGCATCTGCCAATGTTGCAACTTAGACCAATGGGTATTGTCTGTAACGGTTTCGTAATCAGGTGGTAATGGGTAAATGGTCTGACTAAAAGTAACTGTACCGCCAATAGTAGTTGCAGAAGCTAATTGGCTAGTAACTACCGTTGATCCTGCAACAGATTCAACATAAGTATCTTGAGGAATTGCTGTACCTACAATACTGTAATTGCTATTTAAGCCTGTTGTGTTAGCTACATTTAACAGGTTATAAGTACCATTTACAGTATCGCAGGTTGTGGTAATTGCTGTGGTGTAAAACCTATATTCCAACTCCAATGCTTGCCAATTGTGTTCCTTAATCAGGTCGTACCCAGCACGGTTCATAAGCGCAAGAATCTGCTGCACATCTTGGCTAGTGTTTCCTGCTACATAAGTAGGTACGGCTAAGTTAAGTTCAGCGGTGACTTGCTGCACCAATTCCAGCATTGTTGATGACATATTAGGCTTCCTCTGTGGCTACCGTTTTCTGTTTACGGGGTTTCTTTTCACCAACAGCAGCAAGTATAGTAGCCATTTGCTCTTGCATTAAGGCTAACTTCGCATCTGTTTCTGCCTTTATTTTAGCAGTTTCTAGTTCCTTTTTGGCAAGTTCTTCTTTCAAAGCGTTAATTTCATGCTCACGCTTATCGGTTTCTGCTGAAGTTGTTGCTAGATTTAAAAATGCCTTTGCCTTGTCACGGAACGCATAGGGTGACATTCCTGCAATCATTCCCATACGCTGTAACTGTTGATCTGAAGCATTTGCAATAGATTCTACCGTTTGGAACTTAATTGCCCTTAATTCTTCGGCTTGGCTTTTTGATACTAATGGCCATTCCGTTATAGGCGTTCCAACCACTTCCTCGTCATGCGCTCCTAGTCTATTCATGTAGTTAGCCCATTGAATAGGGAAACGCTGCTTATGGTTTTGTAACGCATAAGTGTCGATTTCGGTCAAAGTATCGCCAGCAACGCAGATTTGCACAAAGTCAAAGTCTTTGTAAATTGGTCTGCCAGCGTCTATGGATTCCTGCTCTTGTTGTACGGATTTCTTGTAAAAGCGTACTTGTAAACGAGCATCTGCTCCTTGTGTATCTGAAGGTAAAGCCATTTTTAAATCTCCTAAGTAGTTAGGTTGTTAAAAGGAAAAAGGGGCTACCAATTAAGGTAACCCCCTGTTTTTACTACATTTTGCTATTAAACACTAGCCTTGCCGAACCAACCATAATCGCCCGATGCCATAGAAGCACCTGACACATATGTACCTGCACCCAAGGTTGCTTGGAATGTAGATGCGTTGATTACGCAAGTAGCGGTTGAAGCCGCAATTGCAACACCAGCTTGGGCAAACACATAGCGGAAACCATCTGCGCCAAAAGTTTGCAGACCGAGTGGGCCAATAGTTGGAATTGCTACACCAGCGGAGTTTAGGTTAGTGTAAGCATTTTCACCTATATCTACACCAGCGATGGGGAGAGTTGAATATGACATGATAATTTTCCTTTTCTATAGATGTGATTAAGTACCTGTCAAAATGCCCTGTAAAGAGGCATTAGAACAAGTTAAATTACCAGCCCAACCATACAACTTCACAATCTTTCTGTTACTTTCAGCTTTCGCTTACTGACCACTTTCGTGGCGGAGCAACCTCTTCGGATCGCTCTCTAGGACTTCAAACTTCAAGTTATATCCTAGTTCAGACTATCGCTTACTCTTTCGAGTCCCTCTCACTTAGTCGTTCACGGTGGCTTTCGCCTTCCGCCCTGTCGCCTACTTCTAGGCTTCCAAGTCAATCAGAGTGGGTTTATAGACACCATTAATGCAATGTAGGTTTAGCGTCTTGGTTAATGGACTGTCTTTCGCCACCGATAGGAACAAAATTACGCTCTTTATGTGGACGGAAGAAGATGTAATTGGTGTTCAAGAGGTACATATACAATGCGTTCTCTTGTGCGCCAATACCACCACCTAGTACAACATCAGCAGACATACCGCCACCGTAGAACTTGAGGGATGCAAAACCTGCTGCACCTTCGTCTACACCAGCAATACGCTGAATAGCCTGTAATGATTCAACATAGCGTGAATACAAAGTGTTACCAGCAATAATAAGGTCAACCTTATCATTACCACGAACAGATTTGATAGCAGCAGTTGTCATAGCAGCTTGGATCAATGCAGCGGAGTTAGCACCAGTAGTTGCTTGGTTACGCCAAAAAGTCCAGTTTGCACGGTTAATACCACCGTAAGTACCGCTTGTTGGGGAAGTAGAAACAGCAGCGGCTAGACCTGTGATGTTCTTACCACCGTTACCAGTACCGTCACCATACAAATCGCCTGAAATGCGGTTCAACAGACGGGCTTCAGAAACTTGCATACGACCATCTAACAGGTCGATGATTGCTTCTTTGCTACTGTTTTGTAGCATTTCTAGACCACTCATAGTTACTGAGTCAGCGTACTGCGTAATGCTGAACTGAGCAGCCGAGATTGGGCTATCAGGGGTGATGTTTAATACTTCGTCAATTTTGTTATCGTAGTGGCTCTTTATCCGCTACTTCAATATGTCACCATACTGTTCAGACTATATCATCCCTTTCGGGTGGGAGGCTCGTGGGGGTATTACTGATTTCTCTCGACCCCTAGTCGTTACACCTTCTGTGTCCCTAGCCCTTTCGGGTTACATACACAGCTTGGCTCGGTATTATCTTTAAACTCACCTAAATTTAAAGGTTTCCACCGAATTCATCCCATTTGCTACAAAAACTTGCTTAATGCAAATTAATGAAGGGGCTAGAAGTCAACCCACTATACGAATTAGCGTTGTTAGTCGCTGGATCATTGTACATAATTTCCTCGCTCGCTGTTAGCAGTTACTAACTTCTAGTAACCCACTAGGTCATTTCTGCCTAGTTCTTGGACTTCTTGATCCTAAGTTATATCCAAGGTCAGACTATCGCTCCATCGTTTCCCGATGCCCTCTCACTTAGTCGTTCAGGCTGCTTTCGCTTGCCCCCTGTTGTCCCCTTCGGGAGTTCCAAGTCAATCAGAGAGGGTTCTCACATCTACATTCGACTGTAGAGTGACCCCATTTTTAGTTAAGGATTACATTACCACCTGAGAAAGGCCGTACATTGCCCTTTGAGTTAAGACGCTGAAGAATTGCATTGTTTTCTGTTAAGTTATCTGCCAATACTCCGCTACGACTTTGAATGGTAGTAGCGATAATATCGGTGATTGCGCTATTTGCGAATGCCATGATATTTCCTTTAATTGATTAAGTTAAACCCGACCACCTTCGGCATCAGCTAAAGAAGCTAACAACAAAGATCGTCTATCCTTTGCATCTGATTTAGACACTTGACCGCTAGGAGTAACGGATCGTGGACTAACAGCAGTTGCTTTAGCTTTAGCTACTTGCTGTGCCTTTGACGCTTGGGTATTAGCTGAACGCAGGAGTTTGTCCTGTTCCAGTTTGTACGCTTCGTCATTCATACGCACCGCTTTGGCATAAGCCGTTTCTAGGTTTGGGGCTAAACCTCGCTCAAGTAATTGAGCCATATCTTCCCTTACCATGTCAAAGTGCGGAAACCGCTCTTTGTCACTACTTACCCGACTGATTTCATTACTCAATCGAGCATTTTCTTCTTGCTCCCGTATTGCTGACAGTTGGGCAACTTGTTGCTGTGTTGCTTGAAGTTGCTGCATTAACTGTTGCTGGTACGGATCAACATACGCCTGTTCAGGCATCTGAAGTGCATCTTGATTTAATTGTATTCCATAATCTTGCGCTAGTCTATTGAAAGCATTTAGCTTTTGTTCGTAAGTTCCATTAGCTAAAGTGTAGTGCGCCCTGCCTAAATTATTGATCCAAGCGACTGGGTGAATACCGTGTTTTTGCAATTCAGGGGTAAATTGACCAATGGCTTCGGTTAATTGCCGTGCATTGTCGGCTTCTGCTTTATAGGCAGAAACGCCCTTTTTGTACTCGGATTCCCGTTGGTTGGCGTATTCAGCAAACTTAGCAAACTCTGCCTTATCTAGCGGTTTGCCTTCTTGCATCTTGTTCCATACTTCTACATACTCTTTTTTCCAAGTAGTAGGGCGTTTTATTTCCTCGTCAGAAACATCACTAGCTTCTGCCACCACGTCAGATTCTTCAGCACTATCTTGACTGGAACTGACTTCTTGGCTCTTGAAACGACCCTTTTCGTCACGGTCGTTGCTTTCTTCAACGCTGGTTTCTTCGTTTTCGGCTTGGATTGGATCGTCATTTACTTCAATCTCCTTTTCTACAGGGGTTTCAAGTGTGCCTTCTTCGGCTTGGTCTAAAGCTGCTTCAAGTAATTCTCTGCGGTCATCTGACATGGTTGTTCCTATCGGTAAGAAAGTTTGGAGTAAGCAATCTCAGCAATCTGCCGTTTACGGGCTTCCTGCTCTTTGCGGCTAAATTCAGGTGCTTTTTGCTGCATTGGCACAGCATCGCCTATTTCAACGCAATTGTTACGCTTTAAGTTCTCACGGTGTGCGGATCGGCTGCCTACCCATGTACCGTCAGCCATGCTTATGTGACCTGCAATGTCAGGCATCACCATAGGGGCTTCCCTAGACTTCATGGCTACCTTGTCTTGCCATGATGCTTTGGCGGCTTCTTCACCAATGGTAGGTGTCCACCATTCTAGGAAGAATTCCTCGTCAGTTTGCTTAACTTCAACATGATTTTGTTGGAAATATCCGCAATTCGGGCAAATCATTACATTCTCCTTATGATTTCGGGTAATTGGTCGTATTCATTGGGTCTAAGTAGGCAAATACTGTCGTACCAACGGGCATTTTTCCACCGCCAGCATACAAATTCTTCTTTTGGAAGCAAAACTACGCATTTCACGCCTAAAGCACCAGCAAGATGGGCTGTTCCCGTGTCTACAGTCACGATTCCTTTCATGGCTTTGATGTGGGATGCGGTTTGTACCCAGTTTTTCTTCCAGCCATCGTTGGGAAGTGGGTGAAATAGCCCATCAGAGTTAGGATTTAGCGAATATGCGTCATCTCCGACCAATTCAGCCATATGCTCATTGGCAATTGACTTAATGTAGTACAAGGTTTGCTTAGATGCTTCCCAATTTACCCCGATCTTAGGTGGAATGTTGCTTGGAATAGCGTGTAAATAGCCTTCTGAACCTACAATTTTCTTGCGTGTTACAGGAAACATCGCCTTGACTATGGGATGCTGTAGCGAAATGTAGTACGGCAACGACATTGAACCAATCCAGTAATCAGATTCAATAGCCGCACCTTGCGTTAAATCGTTGCTGAACACATCTACAGCGTGGATTTGCCCTAAAAGGTGGTGCAATGTGCCTTCCTGTAGGACTACGACCTGTTTTGCCCCTAAAGCCTTTAAAGCAGGTAGAAAACGGGCAAACATAATAATGTCACCAAAGCCTTGTTCCATCTGTACGGTGATCGACTTGCCGATTAAAGGCTCGCCACGCCATACAGGCATTTTTAAGGCAGGGGCGTAAGGCTGGGCTTGTTTGGCAATGATGTCAGGATGCCAGCGGTATTCAAACCCCCTAAAGCCAGCTTCGTATCTGCCAGCGTGTAGGTGTTCGTAAGCTAGTTTATATTGTGCGTCTGCACTTATATCAATAGTAATAATGCTGCCTCATCGTCTAGTTCCTCTAGGCGTTGGGCTTCCATTACTCGCAATTGCTCTTTTATGAGATATTGCTGGTTTCTGTAAGCTACTGCCGCAAGGATGTTATCCCGTTGTGCTTCAAGGTAGCTTATAGACCGTTGTAAATCTTCTGTCGCAGCTAACGGTATATCAGCCTTAACCTCTTGTTTGGATTGTACTTTAGGTTGCTTAACTTTAGCAACAGGATCAATTAAATCTTTAAATGCTTGCTTGCGTGAGGCATTAGCATCTTTGGTGGCCTTCTCTAATAAACGCTGCCGTTCACCAATCTTTTGCTGTAGCTTTTGAATCCGCTTTAGTTCTTCAGGTGTCCAATGCCCGCCATCATCCCCACCTGCGGGTTCAACATTGATTTGAAATGCGTTGTTTTGGAACGCATTAGCTTGAAAAGCGGTTTGAAACAATTAGCAGTCCTCAGCACCAGCGTAATCGCTAAAAGTCTTTAGAACCTCGTAGATTGCAGGGATTAAATCACCCTTTAAATCTTCCATACCGATGTAATGTGCGTTTTCTTTGACTGTAGCCATGTTGCCATGCCTTGCATCTTCGTTGTAATAGATTGCAACTTGAACTTGGATTTGGTCTTTTGTACCAAAGAAGTTAGTAATTCGAGCGTAGGCTTCGGGGGCTGGTACGCCAAATTGGGTTTCAACTGCTAGTTTTAGTGCCATGTAAATCTCCTTAGAAAGTCATTTCGGTTGTGCGGATTTGGCAAACTGTTCTAATAGTCGTTGCCGCTTGCCCTGTAAAAGTAACTCTTAAACCACCGTTAGTAGTATCGGCTGTTACTGCAATAGCCCATGTTGCCGCCCCAGCATCAGCATAGGTAGAGGTTACTGTAGGTGTTCCGACTAAAGCCGTAGATGCCGCATTAGCACCTCGTTTAATTACACCCTCAATAGTCCAGCCTTTAGTGTTACCACCGCCAGTTACTCCTGATATGACTTCTCCAGTAAAGAAGTAAGCAGAGTTGTTAGGTAGTATTACTTGGTTTGTTGAGCCTGCCGCAGAATTAGCTGAAGATAGTGCTGTAGCTGTAGCATCGGTTGTTTGTATAGCAAGAACAAGTAAAGCGGCTTGAGATGCTCCTGCTGTTGAACCGAGAGGGTCAAAACAAGCAGGAAAAGCATGATAACCAGTAATACTTCTAGTTGTGCCACGCCTACCACCCATAATTGCAGAATTTCCACCACTAGCGGCATGATTATCACCACCGCCTATAAATGAACTACCAGCAGATGAATTATTAGATGTACCACCAGCAATTGTTGATAATTGACCGCCAGCAGTATTATTCCAACCACCACCAATGAAAGCTGTTATACCGCTTGCTAAGTTTGCAAAAGTATTTGTGCCGTCTGTACCACCTCCACTAACAACAGAACCAGCACCACTAGCTGTGTTTTTTCTACCGCCACCAACAAAACTCCAATCGCCACTAGCTACGTTTCGGTTTGCTGCTGTTCCAGCATCGCCACCGCCTCCAATGAAGCTATATGAGCCAGTTGCCTGATTGTTACCGCCACCGACTACAACACCGTGAGGAGTATAAAAGGTTAGAGTGCTTGTAGATGAACCTGATGCGTTTTGGGAAAGGGTAAGGCTTGTTCCTGATATGGCGGCTACATAGGTGTTTGGAAAAGATATTGAAGTGCCTGTTATTAACTGACCAACTTTAATATTTGCGTTTGAGCCTGACAGCGTTACGGCTGTAGTTCCGTTCATTGTGCCGCTTTGAGTGGTTACGGCAGTTGCCGAAGTTCCACTATTAGTAAATCCACCACCAATAAAGTTGTAATAACCATTCGAAGTATTACCAGAACCACCTACAATAACAGACAAAGTACCGTTATTTGTGTTGCTTGAGCCAGCACCAGTAAAACTTTGAAAGTTATTTGATGTGTTTGAACTTCCACCAACAATTACACTTTCATATGCAGTACAGTTATTTTGATACCCACCCCCAACAAACGCACCAGTACCAGCGGTATTACGCTGACCGCCAGCTATTGTTGAATACGAACTACCAGCTACTTGTGAAGCCGCACCTCTTAATGTCTGCCAATCAACAGCATTAGCACCCCTAGCATTACCACCTGCTGTAGTAGATGTAGTAGCTTGTGCTTGTAATGCGCCTGTTCCTGCTGGTTGTAAATACAATGCACCATTAGACAGTAAACCTATTTCAGATACTCCACTAAAGGATAGGGTAGGAGTTCCATAGACTGCTGTAGTGGTTGTGGGGATGTAGGTGTTTAATGTGCTACCGATTTCAAGCTGTGGTGCGGCTACTGTAACTGTTTGACTTGTTCCTGTATAGCTAGTTGCTGTTCCATTTGAAGAAGTTGCAATACCAACACCAAATGCCCCAGTTACAACAATAGATACTCGCCACCAACCAGCTGGCAATCCTGTGTTTGTTGAAGTATAAGAAACTGGTGCTCCAATATAATTTCCTGTAAATGCACCTGTTGTTAAATTAAATATTGCACCTTGATTTATAACTGTTGCAAATATACCAATAAAATTTGAAGTTCCAGCTTTGGCATAAACGCTTAATGTATATGTGTTACTGGAAACAGAAGGATTTATACTTAAATAATGAAAGTTGGTAGCAGTTCCTTCATTTATTAATGCAGCAGTTGTGCCGCCAAATGGGTCTGCTTGACCACCAGTTACGCTACCTAAATTAACGCTAGTCCATGCCGCATTTGTTAAATCTGTGCTTCTAATAATAAAATTCTGCCCAGTACCCCTTAACACTCCTGTCTGTCCTGTAATCGTAGTAGCGTTTACAGTAGATGGGGTAGTAGCACCAATAGTAGTGCCATTAATAGTGCCGCCTGTGATGGCTACTGCGTTGGCATTTTGCTCTGCCATTGTGCCAAGACCAACTAAGGTATGGTCAGCGTTCCAATCACTAGGGCGTACTAAACTGGTGTCCGCATCATCAGGAATTGTGCTGACTTTACTGTGTTTAACTGTTATTGGCATTATTGAACACCTTGGATTTTACCGTCAGGGCCACGAATAACTGTCTTAGGTTGGCTCATTTTATTCATCATTTCGCCTAGCATCATAGCCATTTGGTTGCTATTGTTGTTGATTGCATTGGCTACGGTTTCCATAGGATTTTGCATAGCTTGTGCCATATCTTGCTCATTAGCATAAGCCATTGCGCCATCGGAATCGTCTGAACCAATACGGGCAACCTCGATCTTAGCCCCGTTATTAATGTGTGCCAATAAGACTTGGGTATTGCGCTCAGTCATCATTTTCATTTGTGCGACTTTGACTTCCATCTCACGATCCATCATATTGCGCTGTTCTTCCAGTTGGAATTTAAGCTGGTTCTCTTGGGCTTGGTACTCTTGTTTAGCCTTCTCCAATTCCATCTGCATCTGCATCTTTTGCTGCTCCATCTGCATTTCCATCTGCATTTCAGCCTGTTTAGACTGTGCTTGGGCTTGCATCTTGGCTTGTTCCATCTGCATTTGCATTTCCATCTTCTGCTGTTCAGGTGATGGTGGCTTGGGTTGACCTTCTGCTGCCTTGGCTTGCTGACGGAACTTATCTGCTGTTTCGTCAATCAATCCTTCTAGTCCTTTACCAGCCTTAAATGCGGTTACGCCAAACTTAAGCATCTCTACTAGCATTGGTGTCAGTTCAGGCGTAGATTGTGCAGCAGGTACGGCTTGACTTAAGAATCCGCTAACTGCGCTCAAGAACTCCAAGCGGTTTTGCTTTTCTTGCTGCTCATCCTGATAAATCATGGAATCCGTAGTTACTTCGATACGGAAGTTTTTAGCAGGTTCATCCTTCAATAATTGCAAGGCTTGTGGGATAAGTTGTTGATCTTGCTGACTTAATTGCATTGCACCACTAATCTTTAGGATGGTGTCATCGGTAAAGTGCTGGCAAATAATCTGTGCTTTGATCTGTAACAAGGCAGTAGCAAAATTCACTACCTCATGCTGCATCGTCTTTAAACGCCCTGAAGCGTTATTTGACTTAATAATCTGTGCGCCCAGCGTTTCATTTGGATCGGTCTGACCACGCTGAATATCAGCAATACCCATAATCTCGTAGATTTGACCCTTAACTTGTTCCATAGCCTGATAAGCCATGTTTAGACCTTGAGCGATTGGGGCAATATCTACAAGGTTAATAGCACCTACAAGTCCACCCTTCTCGCTAAATGCACCGTAGTTCTTAACAGGTAACAATGTATTGTTCTCACCTTCTGTGAACAAACGCTGTAAAGATGGCTCAGAAGCGTCATATACGCCCCGAACCTTGAGTGCTTGAATAAATCCATCAATACGGTCTGCAAGCGTGTCTAGCTGCCTTGCTTGGTCTTGGTACAGCACATAGTCAGGAACAGGGATTAGGCTGTCTGTTGTCAGGGTAGAGAACATGGGTTTTGGGCAAGGCCAAAAGTTTTCCAGTTGCAACGGATCGTCACGGGTATCAAGAATCTTACCCATTGACTTAGATAGCCAAATGACTTGACCTGTGGCTTTATCCCAAATCTCATAGATTAGGGCTTCCCGTGAACCTTCGCCCATCTTTTCATTAAATGACTTAGATGTTTCAGGCTTGGTATCTAGCGGAATCTTACCGCCTAGTTCTTCGCCAAAGCGTTCAACAAGGGCTGCTCGTTCCATATAGACTTTGCGCCATACTGCGGTTACTTCTTCCCATGTACGGGCAACGGTAAGTCCAAAGTCACGCCAGTAAACATAATCTACAGGGGCGCACTCATACTCAATACGCTCTTGATCTTCACGGTAAATGCCGCCTTCGGTTTCTGCTTCGTCTGTATCTTCTGTAACTTGGAAGCCATCTTCGGGCGCACCTTCACCCATACCGCCAGCTTCACCAGTAATATGTGGCTCGTAACGAACCCATGCTGTACCACGCCCACCAAGTAAACGGTCTTGAACGCATTGCTTCATTGCGCTGGCATAGTCACCATAATGCTCAATTTCGTACTCTAATGCCCGTTCTAGCATCATTGACGCTACACGACCAATAGGGTCGTTATCA